AGTCTGGACCCCAGAATTGGCTCAAGACTTGAATGCTTACCACAGCATTGATGCAGAAGCAGAATTGACTGCTCTCTTGAGTGAATACGTCTCAATGGAAATCGACCTCGAAATCCTTGACATGTTGATCACCAACGCTCCATCAGTAACTACTGCTCGTTGGAGTGCTAAGATCAACCGTGAAATCAGCGACAGCGGTGTCATCACTGACACAACCGTTGCTGGTACAGGCGGTTACTACACCAAGTCAACTTGGTACCAAACCCTCGGTAACAAGATTCAAAAGGTATCTAACAAGATTCACCAATTGACTCTTCGTGGTGGTGCAAACTTCCTAGTTTGCTCACCTGACGTTGCAACCATCTTGGAGTCAATCCCAGGCTACGTTGTAAACACTGACGGTGACAGTGCTAAGTTCGCAATGGGTGTAAGCAAGGTCGGTACCTTCGCTTCACGTTTCCAAGTCTACAAGAACCCATACATGGTTGAGAACACAATCTTGGTTGGTTTCCGTGGTAACAACTTCTTGGAAACTGGTGCAGTATATGCTCCATACATCCCACTCGTCCAAACCCCATTGGTATACGATCCAGTCAACTTCACCCCACGTCGCGGTGTGATGACCCGTTATGCCAAGAAGATTGTACGTCCTGAGTTCTACGGCAAGATTCTTGTCGGCGATCTCGACCAAGTATAATCTTGGCTAGACGATAAAGTCTAAACAAACCCCACTCGAAAGAGTGGGGTTTTTTATTTGTACAATAGAATTTTGTATAAACGTTTTGGGGTTTAATATGTATTGTCATGATAAAATTATCTGGAATTTTAGCTGGACAGAATTATGTTCCGGAGCCGATGAAATTGACCGAATCGACTGTCATATCAGAAGATCTTCAATTTCATTTGGACAAAGGACTATCACTTTCTGAAAACGTATTTCGTGTATATTCAGACAAGTATTTTGCGTTGATTACTGAAGTTCGTGATTTGTACGAAAAAGACTTGATCGAAATCAATGATGACGACCTTGAAATGGTGGAAAGTGACTTGGGACAAACCGCAATATACGAAGGTAGAGAAGTATATTTGGATGCTCCAATCGAAGAAGATGAAGACGAGTTGCACGAAGTAAAACATCGTGGACGTACTGTTCATTTGAATAGACCATTTCGTACTCCAGGCGGAGCTAAAAAGTTTGCTGTGTATGTTAGAGGAAAGAATGGTAACATCAAGAAGGTCAGTTTTGGCGATCCAAAGATGAGAATTCGTGCTAGTAGCAAAGCTCGTAGAAAAAGTTTTAGAGCACGTCACAAATGTAGTCAAAAGAAGGATCGTACAACTGCGGGATATTGGAGTTGCAGAAGTCACCGAATCAAGAGTTTGGGAACCAAGAGCAAAGGAAAATATTGGTAATTCTATGAATAGACATGTAGAAAAAGGATGTTTAATGGCCAGAGTAAGTCCATCATACAGTCCTAATATTGTTAAATTTGGAAAGACAGTAATACCACCTGAAATTCTGTATACTGACCCCGAGGATCCAACATATGGTTATGACAAAGAACCACACGTAACAATAAAATATGGATTTGTTCCGGATCTTCCAAGATCAGAAATTGCAAAAATACTCAAGGGTATATCACCATTTGATGTATATTTGACGGGACTTACACAGTTCAACAATGATAAATTTGATGTAGTCAAATTTGATGTTGATAAAAACAATGAAACTTTAATGGAATTGAGAAGACGATGTGATCAATATCCTAATGTAGATAGTTATCCAGATTATCATCCACATATGACACTTGCGTATGTCAAAAAAGGAACATTTCCTCATTTGAAAGAAGGATTGAAAATCAAAGCACCAATCACAGGATTCAAATATAGCGGTCCTCAATGTTCATTCTACGTAAACTTTTAACTATGAAAATTACAGATTTAAAACAGATCATCAAGGAAACACTCAACGAAATTGACTGGTCAGCACCTGATTTGGGCGATGCAAAAATTGCACGTTGTATGACCATGGATCAGTTGGTGGACTTTTTTAATAGCGAACTCAAAAGAGGATCAGTTGGTGGAAAAGCATCTCTTTCGATGCCACGTATCTCCAAAGGAAATATCAAGCTTAAAATTGGTACAACCGATATCGATGTTCCAGCGTTCATCAAACTTTTGACCACTCCGCCAAAAACAATTTTTGATGAAGGTGAAAAATCAAAACACTCATCCGGTCAGGGAATTTTGACAATCAACACAGGAATTCCTGCGTTACGTGGATTTGTATACGATAAGGACGATTCTAACAAACCATTCAAAGTAATAAATACGTGTCCAGCCGCTGGTGCATGTGCATTGGATTGTTATGCTCTACAAGGTTTCTATATCATGAATGATGGTAAGAATATCAAGTTGGCACAACGTCTCCAACAAATTATGGAAGATCCTGATGGATATGTCAAACAAGCCTACGCAGAAGCAGAACTTTACGCTTTTAAAGCAAAAAGAGATAACAACATGTTGAGTATTCGTTGGAATGATGCTGGTGACTTTTTTGCTCAAAGATATTTTGATTCGGCTGTAAAAATTACCAAAAAGTTGTGGGAGAATGGATACAAAGTAAATTCATACTTTTATACCAAAATGGCAGGACTTGTAAACATTGCTGAGATTCTTGGGTTTGTTGTTACACATTCATTGGGTGGTACTCAAGATTTGTCCGATGCAAAAAAGAAATCGGTGATTGTTCCAAAAGAAGTATTTTCAGGAATATTCAAACCGACTAAAGGACGCGGATATGAAAAAGACGAAACCGGAAAAACAAAATTTGTCGATGCAGTTAACGGACGTGATGAATTGAAAAAACGAATTTATAACACGTATCACACAAATCCAGAGTTCAAAGATTTGACGTTTGACTCGTTGAAATATACAGATGAACTTCCATCTGATGAAGGCAATCCGGGTGAATTTTCAATCATTACATTGCCTGGCGGTGATAGTGATAGACCTGCACAACGAAAAGATGTAAAATACAACTTTTTGACCTACCACTGAAAAAACATTGTTATGTCGTTTCCGTTCAAAGAAAAAAGTCTTGGAAAAAATCAATATATACGAGAATTTGAAGAAACAGTGGATAGTCATGAATTGGAGTGGCACAAAGACCGTGAAGATCGTATAGTTGAAATTTTACAAAACGAGGATTGGGAATTTCAAATGGACAATGAACTGCCTGTTGTAATGACAGGCAGTTTCTTTATTCCTAAAGAAACATACCATAGAGTTATTAAAGGAAATGGCAAACTAATAGTGAAGATAACCAAACTCCTTTGATATTTATACAAAAATGAGTGCAAACCTTGATCAAGATAGAATACGTTGGCCGGGAAGTGGAAGCGCAGTGCCCGGAAAAACTCCTTTTGGTTTTTATGATACCGACAATGAATTTGTTGCCGATTGTGCAAGTAGTGCGACATGGGCAGCAATTCGATTGGGATATCCTATCGAAGACGTTGAATTGTTGGACGTGAACTTTTATGCAGCATATGAAGAAGCTGTTAATGAATATGGTTCGCAAGTAAACCAATTCAACATTCGTAATAATCTTTTCAACTTGATCGGTACACCGTCAAGCAATGATGCAACTGGTAAAGCAGTGGTTGGAAGTCCTCTTCCATACGTCATCAGTCTAGCAAGAGCATATGGATCAGAAGTTGGTGTTGGTGGAAACGTAGACTGGAAGAAAGGACACGTAGACGTGGTTGCTGGTCAACAAGTTTATGATTTGCAATGTCTGTATGATCAAGCATCCGGTTCTGGAAATAGAATCGAAGTAAAAAGAGTGTTTCATTATCAGTCTCCTGCGTTTGCTCGTATCTACGATCCATTTAGCATGACCGGTATGTCATATAGCAACGTGTTGAATGAAATGGGTTTTGCTGGATACAGTCCCGCCGTTCAATTTTTGATGACTCCTATTTTCGAAGATTTGCTTCGTGGTCAAGCAATTGAGTTCAATGACATGGTTCGTAAGAGCGCATATAGCTTTGAAATTGTTAATAACAAGTTGAGACTGTTTCCAATTCCTACAACAAACTACAAAGTGTATTTTGATTACAGTTTGGAAAGCGATAAAGATGCAGACATTTATGCACCGGGAAACAGTTATGAACGTATATCCGACTATAGCAACGTTCCATACAAAACATTGAAATATAGTACAATCAATGAACCGGGAAGACAATGGATACGTAAATATTTCTTGGCACTTTGCAAAGAAATGTTGGGTGCTATTCGTCAGAAATATAGTACAATCCCAATTCCGGGCGGTGAAGTGACACTCGACGGTGGTGAACTAAGAAGTGAAGCATCTGCCGAAAAAGAATCACTTATTAGTCAACTACGTGAAATGCTTGAAGCATCATTGGGTGCAAACTTGATGGAACAACAAGCAAATAAAGCTGAGAAGAGTCAAGACATTTTGAAGAAAGTGCCAATGCTCATCTATATTGGATAAATTATGGGACTACGAGGAAGATATTTTAGTGAACGTGATCTTCGCTTGATCAATTCTATAAATGCAGAATTGATGGGCGATATTATTGAAACTCTTGTGACCGTATTTAAAATTGCGGCATCGGAAACCCGTGTAAATTTATACGGTGAATCAGCACCAACTGAAGGCAAGGTGTTTTATCCCGGTATCGATCTGAGCGCTTTGATTGACCGTGGTGATATTTCAGGTGATGATGAAGGTTTTGGTCCGGATCGTGATCAAACCGTGGTTTTCAAATTTAGAGAAAAGATGTGCCAACAGGTGAATTTCTTCCCACAAATAGGCGATATTGTATTGTTCAATGATCGTTATCATGAAATTGACAACGTAGTGCAAGAACAATTCTTGGGCGGTCAAGATACCAAGAGTCACAGCTTTATTTGCAATACTCACTATTCAAGATTGAGTAAACTCAATATTTTTCAACGACAAGTATAATTTATGGCTTGGAAAGGTAATCCAGATAATCCAGCACCAAATCAACACAACAACAGTGATATGGTGTCTGATAAGAAGACAACCGTCAATAGAGCTACGACGATTCGTAGAGATACTGACGAGTTCAAGAATTTTACTGTCACGTTGATGGATATTGACACTGCAATATTCGAACATCTTGATAAAACAATCAATCCCAGTGTAGAAGACAACGGTGAAAATGTAAAGGTGCCGATTGTATACGGCAATCCAGAACGATGGAAAGCAGTTCAAGCAGATGGTGCAATCAGAGACAACAATGGAAAATTGCAACTTCCAGCAATCATGTTCAAAAGAAACTCGGTTGCAAAAAATACATCATTGTCAACTTTTAACCGTCACTTGAATGTGCAAGTCTTACAAAAATACACTGAAAAAAATAAGTATGACAAGTTTTCTTTGATGACAAAAAGCAGTGCTCCGGTTGCACAGATTTTAAATGTTACTCTTCCCGATCACGTAACATTGACATACGAATTCATACTGTGGACTGAGTATGTCGAACAAATGAATACGATTATTGAGAAAATCAATTGGGCAACAGAAGAATACTGGGGTGATCCTAAAAGATTCAAGTTCAGAGTGTATATTCAAGACTATAGCAATAATCTAGAAGTATCATCTGGAAAAGATAGAATGGTAAAAACAAATTTTACTATGACCGTCCAAGCATATTTGCTTGCCGACTCATTTGAAAACAAAAAGTTGACTACAACCAAAACATTGACCGCAAGAAAAGTTATAGTAAATAACGAGGTTGTGTTGGGTCCAGAAATGCAATCAATTAAACACCAAATTCAAGAAAATTCTTATCCCAAACCACAACCATACAACTACAACCAAGTAATTATCCCAGACAACATAAACTATATACCACCAGAACCGTCTTGATTACGACACAAATATAATAACCAAATAGTTGACGTGTTTGATATATATGGTTGAATGATACTATAAAGTTATGGCAGATCCAATCAAATTCACCGAAGACGAAATTAAAGACTTGAAATATATCCAAACTAAATTTCAAGACAAACTCATCAAATTTGGACAACTTCATTTGGAGACAATTGAATTACAGGAAAGACTAAATGAGTTGAAACAAGAACAAGACAGACAAAAAACAGAATATTTACAGCTTCAACAATTAGAACAGGAATTGATGGACAAACTAACTAAAAAGTATGGCGACGGTACTTTGAATTTGAAAGACGGTACATTTATTCCTAGGTAATATATCAAAAATAGGCGTATTGTAAATATATCCCACTGATATTGTCTAATCAGTGGGTTTTTTATTTTCTTTATGATCCACCCTATATTTATACCAATAGCATATTTGACTGATTATGGGCGCTTATGATCCAGCACTAAATTCGATAATCTTCAAACAGTTTCGTAACAATGTCCGTGACGTTTACGAAGTTGTTGAAGTTTCAGGTTCGTCGTTGCTTTTTCACACCGATGCATCTGGTTTGCCCACATCATCGTTTTTTCAAACGCCAGCAGAAACAAATTCGTATGATGTAATCGTATTTGAAAGTGGATCGTTCAAAACTGTACCCGGACCAATTGGTGTTGGTTTTTATACAAATGAAACGCCGGTACCTCAAACTCTGGGCGGTATACAAGCTGGTTCAACGTTCGATAACGTTCCGCTTACAACAATGTTTGATTTGCTTTTGTATCCATATCAAACACCATCATTTTCATCTTTTTCAGTAAATATATCTTCACCAGTTGAAGTCGGATATACAATTGCGGCGGGTAATAAAACATTTACATGGACTACAACAAACAGTTCAAACATTGCCCCAAATTCAGTTACTATAACCGATACAACCGATTCTATCGTTTTGGCAACAGGACTTGCCAATGATGGTACAGAAACTATTTACCTTTCTTCAATACAAAATACAACAGACTCGTCACATACGTGGACAGTAAGTGCTACAAATACACAAAGTGCTTCACTGTCTGCTACGTATACAGTCAATTGGTATTGGAGAATTTATTATGGAGAAAACGCACTGTCATCATTAACAGGTACAGACGTTATCTCACTACGTGCTTCTGAATTATCAAATAGTGCCGCCGATACTTATTCGTTCGTAACAGATATACAAAAATACAAATATATCGCTTATCCATCATCACTTGGTACATTAACAACATTTAAAGATACACAAACCTTGTTAAATGTTGCAATGGAACCATTGGATGTTGTATCTGTAACGAATGTTTATGGAATTACAACTAATTATAACGTACACAGAACACTCAATAAGTTGGGCGGTTCAATAAATATTCAAGCATACTAATACCACTTTATGCCAATTCCAGTAACAGATTATATCTCCACAACAAATCCTACTGATACATACGCAACACATTTTTCTCAGTTGGGTAAAGGTGGATATCATGAGGTAGCTACATTCAACGATCTTGATATAAACTATCCAAGTTCAGCCAATCCTACCATTCCTCTGGAAAGACGAGTAGCAGGAATGATGGCTTTTGTTACAGCTACCAAATTAGCCTACACACTAGATGATACCATTGATCTTAATACTTGGACACTTTTCAATTCAAGCGGCACATCAGGTTTAAGTGGAACATCAGGAACAAGCGGTACAGGTGGAACAAGCGGCACAAACGGATCAAGTGGTACAAGCGGTGCAGATGGAACAAGCGGTACAAGCGGTACAAGCGGTACAGGCGGAACAAGTGGCACATCTGGCACGAACGGATCAAGTGGTACAAGCGGTGCAGATGGAACAAGCGGTACATCCGGTACATCCGGTACAAGTGGTTCAAGCGGATCATCTGGTTCAAGCGGATCATCTGGTTCAAGCGGATCATCTGGTACAAGTGGTACAGGTGGTACAAGTGGAACAAGCGGTACAAATGGAACAAGCGGTTCAAGCGGAACAAGTGGATCAAGCGGTACAAGTGGTACATCCGGTTCAAGCGGAACAAGTGGATCAAGCGGTACAAGTGGATCAAGCGGTACAAGTGGTACATCCGGTTCAAGCGGAACAAGCGGAACAAGTGGATCAAGC